GTATCATAACCCCAGTAAGAACCTAAACCTAAGTATGTTCTTCTAACATTATCCCCAGGACTTGTGAAAGCATCGTCACCACCACTAGATAAACCAAAAGGAGGGTTAAAAACTAATTCACCAGGTAAGAAATATTTAGTTTTGTAAACTGGGAATGGTGATTGACCACCTGGGTATTCTCTGAATGTATAACCTTCAAAACCACAAGGGATTGAATCTATTGGTGCATCTTCATTTATTTCAACAAGGACGTATCTAGATTTTAATTCATATTCACCATCTAATGTACCGATTTTCTTAGCAATAAAGTTATTTTCTTGTGGATTCATTGAACAGTTAGTGAATTTTTCTAACACTACTGGGTTTGAATCGGTATCAAAATAATCTCTAATTAAAACTGTAAACGTTTCATTATTAAATGATAAATCGGCTAATGAAATTTTTACTTCAGTGTTTGCGCTATTACCATCTGAAATTGTATAGAATTTAAATAAGTTATATACTTTTGTACCTCTTAATTCTGATACAATCCAAGGTGTACTTGGTGATTGGAATTTTTCTAAAAAGTAACCAATACTATTTAAGTCATTACTTTGAGCACCTTCACTAACAACTAGTTCAGCACTTAAACCTCTGATGTAACCTTTACTCCAAGCATAGTTAAGTAAATTCAAATATGATTCTTCAACCATTAATGGAACTTGAGTTCTTGGTTTTTCAAAGTTACCACGACCAAACACTTTATTAATGTTTTTAGCATCACTATTAGATAATGAAACTTCAAAATCAAATTCTTTACCATCGTAATTAGTTACACCAACATTAAACGGTAAGAAAGGATTTTTAAGAACGCCACTATATTGACCAGTCATATCTATTGTAACATCTGTAACACCAGTAACTTCATAAATTGGGTTTGTTCCATCTGAATATGGTGAATTACCTCTTGATCTTAATGTTGTAACAACTAAATCATCATATTCAGTAAATGAACTTCCAGTGTAATAATAAATCATACCTACAACAGAACCTGTAAAACATACATTTGGTATTGGTGGTACTGTTGTTGTTGTAGTTGTTGGTAAAATTGGGTCACAAACAAATTGTATATTGATTGTAACGTCATTAGGGTCTAATTCTGCCGGATCACTTGATACTAAATTACTTAATGAACCAGTACCTGCCAATCTTTGGTAGTCATCGTTAGGGAAACTAACAACTGTACAACCACTAACTTCACCAGCCTCGATTGTTACAGAATCACTAATTAATATTGGTAACCCACTTGTAACGTTTATTGTTGTATCAAATGATAATGTTACATCATTTGTAACTGGTAGTGTTGAAGATAAACAAAATTGAACGACAATTGAACCTGGTGCAACACTTACAACTAAATTATAAGGACCAAAATTTCCAGTCGTTGTTGTCGTTGTTATCATATACGGAATGAACGGATTTTGTAAACTTGTATATGTGTTTGTCGGTGTAAGGTTATCAACTGATGAAAAGAATGAGAATCCTGAGTATAGACTATTTCCAGCATTTTGGAATAAAGCGTAATACCAAGAATCATTTTGTGGTGATGTTGGGTCTGAGTTTTCAAAAACAACATTATCAACCGCAAATACATTTGTTTCTGCTGTGTAACCACCACCGTATAAAGTATTATAATCTGCTTGTGGTATTGAACCAAAATATCTTATAAAATTATTTTGTGCGGCAGTTGGGTTACTACTATTTATTACATCAGAAATTAACGCATTAATTTGTGTTTGTAGTGTTGATAAATCACCATCAAATTCTTCATATGAAGAAGTTAGAATGTTTTGGATGTCACTTGGGAAACTTGTTAAATACGTAACAAATCCTGTGTTTAGAGTACACGCACTAAAATTTACGGTAAATGGTAATTCTTTTTTAATTACACATCCCGGTTCACATAAAACGGTACCAGCACTTAAACACCAATAGTCTAATGTTTTAGAATCCAAGTTTGCTTTAGTTAAAATAGACCAAGAAGGTCCAGCGTCATAACCAGATAGTCCTAAAACTCTGGTAACAAACAATTGATTTGATTGTTGTAAATACGCTTTAGCGATATATGCAGATTCATATTTTGGAATCTGTGTGTTTACGAATTTTTCTGGTGATGTTCCACCAAAATACGATTGGAATTCGTCGTAGTTTCTTACAAAAATTGGTTCAAATGCTGGACCTTTAATTGTTTCTCCGACGATTCCTAGAGTTGTAACACCAACACTTTGAGCAACAAAACTCAAATCAACTTCTGATGTATAAACTCCTGGTGATACAAAAACTTTACTGTTAGTAGCCATTGTCTTTATTTAATTTATTCATTTATTTTAATATAAATATTAACGTTTTTACTAAAAACTTTACTTATTATAAACTATTTATATTTTGGTATGTTTTTTTTCTACCTTTTTTCTACCTATGTCAGAACAACCAAAAAAGATAAAAAATTTAAAAATTGATAAAGATGTCCACGATGTCTTAAAAAAGTATTGTGATAAACGAGGACTTAAAATGTATAAGTTTTTAGAAGGTCTTATTTTAGAAAAATGTAAAGAAAAAAAAGATATATACGGTGAAGATTAATTAAGAACCTCAACGTATACTAAGCTAGCAACTTGTGTTGCATCTAATCTAACAATTTGAAATAAAATTGTATCATTTGTGTTAATTTGTATTTCGGTTAAATCATTTCCATAGTAATCACCATTTATATAAACCTGGAACGAGCTAATGTTATTTGATTGGGTTAAGCTCATTTTAAATGTATAATTAAATAATTCCTCAACCTCATCAGTTGTTACTGGAAATACAACATCATAAACCGTTGGTTCTGGTGGTTGTGCTCTTTTTTGTCTTCTTTTCTTATACGGAGTTTCAGTTTCAAATATTTGGAAGGATCTTGTAATTGCCGGGCTAACTTCAAATTGGTCTTCATCTATTAGAAAACCCATCATTGTAAATTCATACTTTTGAATGTAATATTTTCTTTTTTCCAAATCCATAACTGATTCGTCAGAAATATTATTCATTTTAATTGGAATATAATGTCCTTTAATAGTTTGATACGCTTGAAGTGATGAAAACTTTTCTATAATAGTTTGATTAAATCTATTAACTTCACGCATTCTATTACAGATAATTGCAACCGTGTATGTTATATCAACTGGTACTGGTTGTGGTATTTTATAAATGTCGTAACCATTTTTGTTTCCATCCCAAGTTGGTACTTTAGCATAAAAATACAATCTCCTATTAGGTATTGTATAAACTATTGAGGGGTTGTTACCATATTTAACTTCTGGTGTTCTAATTACTGTAATAAAAGGTGGTTCGGTGTTTTTATCTATATTTTGGAAATCCCAAGTTTCAACAAATTGTGACCAATTTTGTGTTGTGATTAAAATATCTATCATTGGGATTGTCTTTCCTTCTACCACACATTTTAATTCATCACGAACAAAATCCAAAAAACCCCTATCCAAATCAGCATGTAACAGACTCTTTGGGAGATATGTTCCATCTTCTTTGATGTAATCTAACAACTGTTCTCTCCTCTGATAAAGAATCTTTTCAGGGGTAAGATTGATGTTGGGGATTATTTGTTTTTTTGGAAGTGCCATTATAGACCTCTAAATTCGTTTTCACTAACGGGGGTTGCCGTATAAGAGAAGTAGAATTTCTTATAACCTCCATAGGTGTGTTTATTATCATAGTTCGGTGAACCCGCATCCACGATTGAGTAGTATCTCACCTGATCTTCTGTAATCCAATAACCAATGTAATCACCAAGTTGAATATTGACCTCAAGATCTTCAAGTTCTTTTTGATACACACTGAACTTCAGAACACCAGGTTCGTTTTGAATAACTTTACTGGTACCCAAGAATTGTTCTGTAGCTTCTTCAATTCTTACATAAGCATTTATAGAAATAGGTGGAAGGAACTGGATTCCATCTTTCAGCACTTCACCATAAACGTCATCGTTTACAGTCTTAGTTCTGTCTACTCTGTATAAAACCACTTGGAAATTCATATCCCCATCAAGCCATTCACGACCCATGGATATGTCCAAACCGAAATCTTCACTACCGAAGAATTTACCTAATCTTGTAATTGGAACGAGTTTCTGCATCATCTTACTTGATAAATATACCAATAAACATTATCTTTTTACGTATTGGAAGAACATACAAACATATCAGCTGTAGGTGTTTTGGAGCGTAAAGCATTGGAACTGTTGGAAAAATACGATGGTGCCAACAATTATATCTTGCGATTGAAAACCAAAATGTTGGACAATCCAAAGTTTTACCCCACCCGTGCACAGTCTGAGTACATCATCAACTTTCATTCAAGGGTTCCCAAAGTAGCCAAAAAGTGGGTTGAATTGGACCCATATTTCGCACAGAAGATTGCCGATGACAAACTGTTCACCTCAATACCCCAACAAGTTTACATTGAGAAGTTATTGGTGGAGAAGGATACATCATATCATATTTGGGGTAAGTTTTTTGAAAAAGATTTTGTTCACGATTTTTGGTTACCAAAAGTTGCCCTCATCAAAGACAACACGGTAAAGAATGTTGAGATTGATTATTCAAAGTATTCTCACCGTCCACCACTCGAACACCAAAAAGAAGCTATCCAAAAACTCTGTGAAAACAAAAAGATGATTTTGGCCGATGATATGGGTTTGGGTAAGACTACCTCTACGATCATTGCCGCTTTAGAGACGGGTGCCAAGAAGATAATGATTATCTGTCCAGCATCTCTTAAAATT